CGGCGAATCTGCCCAGTGATCATCCGTTCAAGAACGTCTCTCCGTAACCATAAATACCATTAAATTATGGCTAAACAGACGATAGATCTAGGTACACAGGGAGGTGCGGACGGCACAGGTGACAGCATCAGGACCGCGGGTGCCAAGATAAATTCAAACTTCACGGAACTTTACGCCACAAGTGCTGTACAGTCGCACATTGGTATGGCACAGAACGAGATCACGTCAACACAGTCAAACGCTGACATTGTGCTGAAGCCAGCGGGCACGGGTGTTGTGAATTTCCCTGCCATCAACTTCAATGACAACAACATCGAGACCACTAGGACCAACGACGACATCAAACTTGTGCCAGCGGGCACCGGTTCTGTCATAATCGACGGATTCTCAATCAAGGACAACAATCTAAATGTCACGCAATCTAACGCCAACTTGGAACTCAAACCCAACGGCTCTGGTTCCGTGGCGATGAATCAGATAACCATTGACTCAACAATCAACATCAATGACAACGAGATAAAAGTCACCACGTCAAACGCTGACCTTGTGCTCACTGCCAACGGTACAGGAAGCATCAAAGCGGTCAAGGTGGACATAGACGGTGGGGAGATCGACAACACAGTGATAGGTGGCGCCACTCCGGCCGCGGCCACGTTCACTACCTTGACATTCTCACCTGTGGCACAGGGGTCACTGAGCACCACTGGACTACAGATAACCGACAACAAAATTACAACCACGCAATCAAACGACAATCTCGAGCTCGACGCCAACGGGGTTGGCTACGTAAGCCTCAATGGACTGCTCTTGCCACACGTGGACGGTGGCACGGGTCAGGTTCTCAGGACAAATGGAAGCGGTCAGTTGGGCTGGTTCACATCTCCTATCCTGTTGGGGGCATCCGACATACAGGACAACCAGACCAACATATCTTTTTCCACAAAGAACGACATAGACCACGTGACAGCATCAGGTGATCATCACAGGGTTGAGTCAAGCACCGCTGTTCTAGACAGTTTCGTTACTTCTAAATATGACAGTGCCTGGTACCTTGCCGTGAACAAGGACGAGAACAGTTCAGAATTCGAGGTGGTCAAGCATTCTGTGGTGCACAACAATACCAACGCATTCATAATAAGTTCGGCGAGTGCTCAGACAGGAACCAACAACCACATAGTGGCAGATGCAGATGTGAACAGCGGAAACGTGAGATTGCTAGGAACCGGCAGTTCGTCCTTCAACTCCATGACCTACTACAGGATCGGCTTGGGAGATGATGACTCCACAGGCTACACAGGAGAACAGGAGGCCGCCGTTGTGATAAACACCGACGTTGATTCCGCTTCAGAGGTCATCGACTCATGGGCACATGCCAATTACAGGGGTGCCAAATACTACATTTCAGTCAACAATGACTCAAAGACGGAACTGATGAACATAGAGGCAGTGGTCGTGCATGACGGAACAAACGCATTCATATCATCTTACGGCATCGTCAACACAGGCAACAATGACCTGTTGACACTGACGGCGGCGATCAACGGAGCCAATGTCGAACTGAGTGCCAGTGGGTTGGAGACAAACCTTAGGGTACACGCATACAGAATTTTACTTGCAGACAACGAAGCGGACAGATCAGGAACCAACGTGAACGTTATAGGAAATGTCACAGTTTCGAGTGCCACAACTGATATTGACACCTTCGACTCTGGAAGTTACCAAGGGGCACATTACATTGTGGTAGGCTACAACGCCACTGAGGGTGCGGCATCCATATGTGAAGCCGCTGTTGTCACTGATGGTTCTAACGCATTCATAACACAATACGCACAGACCAGTACCAAGGGCACTGACCAGATAACGCTGTCAGCGGCACACGATGGTTCAAGCACTGTTACTGTGTCGGCAACATCAACGTCAGGTGGTTCAACAACAGTGAACGCTTACAGAGTGAACATGGCCAAACCATCTGGTACAGCAACAGCCACGGCCACACTGGATACTGTGAGTGCCACAACATACAGAGGTGCCAAATACAACGTGCAGGTGGTGGACACGGCGGGTGGAAACTACGAGTGCTTCGAGGTGAACGTGGTGCACGACGGTTCGACTGCATACACCTCAACGTTCGGCAACGTGGGCAACAACATAGACTTGATCACAGTGTCCGCGGACATAAACGCAGGAAATTTGAGATTGAGGGGCACAATAAATAACACTAACGACCACACAGTGACAGTGGTCAGGAGGGTGATAGAAGCATAATGGCACAACAGACTTTGAACATTGGATCTACGGCGAATGACGGAACAGGTGATCTATTGCGTGTGGCAATGGACAAGGTCAATGACAACTTTGATGAGATATATGCATCTCCGTTGTTCAACGAAGACATAACAATCAGCGGAAACGAGATCAGGGCCAATAGATCTAACGATGATCTGGTGTTCGCACCATCTGGCACGGGTTCAATATTATTTCCGGGCATCAGGATCAATGACAACAACATCGAAGCGGTGCGATCAAATGATGACATCAACATTATTCCTAGTGGGACAGGCTCTGTTACCATAGGTTCTATATCGATAAAAGACAACACCATATCCACCAATGCCACGAATGCCGATTTAGAATTATCTCCCAGTGGTAGCGGTATAGTAACCGCACCAGAGATCACAGTTGACTCAAACATCAACATCAAGGACAACGAGATCAAGACCACAGTGTCCAACTCAGACCTTGTGTTAAATGCTTCAGGCACTGGATCTGTCAAGATCACAAAGGCCAACATAGACGGCGGCACGATAGACAACACAGTGATAGGTGGTACCACTGCTGTGGCAGGCACTTTCACCACGATCACAGCAAACACTTCCGCAGTGATAGACGGAGTTACAATAACAGACAACACCATTTCTACAAACGCATCAAACGCCAATCTTGAACTTTCGGGCAATGGAACAGGCACTGTAACGATCAGTGGATTCTCTTTCCCAACTTCCGATGGTTCCACAGGGCAGTTCATCAAGACGGACGGTGCAGGAAACCTGGGATTCGCCACGGCTGGTGCAACATTGAATCACAGCGACATAGCGGACGCCACCACGACAGTGGCCAGTTCAGCAACATCTGTACTGAACACTTTTCCACTTGCCACATATAGAAGTGCCAAATATTTTATATCAATCACTGACACAACAAACAGCAGATTTGAATTTGTTGAAGCCAACGTGATACACGATGGAACGACCGCCTACATATCATCATATGGTTCGACATCAAACTATGCAGGTGCGCCCACACTGGCTGATCTCACTGTGGATGTGAGTGGCAGTGATGTAAGACTTCTTGGAACAAACATATCTGACGACTCTTGTGTGTTCAAGTTCCAGAGAACAGCAATAGACGTATAACACAGAAAACAATGAAAAGAAATGACCATAGGCGCAGGCCTAGATCTGCACAATCTGAAATAGCACGACTGCGGGAAAAACTACGCAACGAGCGTGATCCAATCGAAAGAGAGAACATAAAACAGCACATCGAACACTGGACCAGAGCCAATAAATAGCATTGTAAGGAGTATTTTATGGCAACGCCGGTGTGGACGACCACAGCAGGTAAATTAGCGACATTCGCCGAGGACAGTTCGTATTCACTACAACTGGAAGCGAACACCAGCGACTCTACAGCCATAACTTACTCAGTGATAGCAGGTAGCCTGCCCTCAGGAATGAGGGTCACATCAACAGGACTACTCACAGGAACTCCGGCCTCGGTTGCCAAGAGAACTCTTTACACCTTCGTCGTGCGAGCCACGTCGGGTTCCACTATCACGGACAGGACATTTTCAATTGATGTGGAGGGACAGGACGCACCTGTGTTCACCACCGCATCAGGACAACTACAACTGGACGACTCGACCAGGGTTGGACTGTACTGGGTTTTGGATGGCGAATATGTCAACTTCCAGTTCACAGCCACTGACGTAGACACTAGGACAGGACAATCACTCAAATTCGAGATAATTTCAGGAATACTGCCTCCAGGACTCACACTGAGCGAGTCAGGACTTCTGTCGGGTATATGCCAATTGACAGATGACTATTTCGAGGATTCCACAAGACAGATAGCGATGACCTTCCCGATAACCGTAAGGGTCAGTGACAGCACCAGTGTAACCACACAACAAAATTCAATTTATGTGTATTCGGCCGCTTACTGGAACGTGAACAACCCAAACATCACCATAGACATGACGGAGATAAACAATTTTCCAATCACAATGGACCATACTTCTCAGCGTAGACCTGTGTTCCTGACAGACTCAAACCTCGGCACGTTCAGGCACGACAACCAACACGTGATAAAGATAGACATAGACGACCAAGATTCCACAGGCAACGATTTCGTCTACTCATTACAGAGTGGTACGCTTCCGCCAGGATTGACCATTGACTCAAACTCGGGAGAGATACATGGTTACCTGCCTAGGCAGGGTGAAGTCACCAAGGACTACTCTTTCACCGTGCGGGCAACACGTACCATGGACACAGGACAGTTAGTGTACAGTGACCAACTGTTCACTATGACAGTGCTTGGAGACATAGACATAGGTGTGACGTTCACCACTCCTGCCAACGTGGGCACTTTGACTGCAGACATTCCTAGCACATTGGCCATAGAAGCAACCGCAGATGAACCAAACAGGGTGTTGTCGTTCTCAGTGACCGGCGGTTCTTTACCAACTGGAATAACACTGTCGCCATTGGGCAATCTTGTTGGAACAATAGATCCCAGTGACTTTACAGATTCTACGAGATCATTCACATTCACAGTGACGGTCAGTGACCAATACCAAGAGTCGGCGGCCACCAAGGAATTCACTCTGACCATCAACATACCTTACACGACAATAGAGTACGGCAACCTGATGGGACACGCCACGTCGTTCATAGACCAGAACATTTTCTACAACATCGCCCAGGACCCAAACATCAACTCACCGGAAGAGATATATCGTCCAGAGGACAGTAATTTTGGCATGAAGTTAGTGCCAGAGATGTTGATGATGGCAGGAGTAGAAGCACAAACTTTGACAACTTTCCAAAATCAAATGGAATTGAATCACGCTCCTATAAATCTTTACTTCGGACAACTTAAAACAGCGGTGGCCAAGCAGAACGGTACGGTACTTTACGAAGTGATCTACATAGACATGAAAGATCCGTTTGTCAACAACGACGGTGTTGAGACAGGCGCGACAACAATCAGACCAAACGCGGTGGAAAACATGCGAGACAGGATCAAGTCTCTGGGACACGATGAGTGGACCTTCTTGCCCTTGTGGATGAAGACACAGCAGGCAGGATCAAAAGGACCTTTGGGATATGTGAAGGCAGTGCCGATTTTGTATTGTAAGCCAGGCGCATCTGCAAAGTTGATGAAAAGGATAAAGGACCTGAATTTAAAATTTAAAAACATAGAATTCATAATTGACAGATACACCGTCACAAAGAGCAAGGTTTCACCAACAACTTTCACTGGAGATGGGTCAACGATGTCATTTGAACTTGACGAAATTGTACACGAAGAAGATATTTTGGTAAAAGTTAATTCCACAGTGCAGGTTCACAAGACCGATTTCCATCTCACGCACGACACAGGCGCTGTCAAAACCACGATAGTGTTCAACTTGACTGCACCATCTCTCGGAGATGTTATAAGGGTGGAGAGAACGAACGATAAATATCTAAGATTTAAGGATATTACATAAAAATGGCAAGTAAAATAATACCAGGAAACATAGACGGCACTTACCCGATTGCGGGTCAGGACAACAGCAGTCAGGGTTTCAGAACAAACTTCACGGCGATCAAGAACAATTTCACTGAGGCAAAGTCAGAGATCGAAGACATACAGAGCAACAAGGCCAGTCTTAATGCCACCAACGATTTTTCTGGAAACATCATCAGTGATGGAGAATTGAAAGACAACAGCGAAACTGTACACGCCCATGGCACACTGGCAGGTACCATAACGTTGAATCACGAAAATGGCCATTACCAGACACTGACCACGAGCGGTTCGATAACACTGGCGTTCTCAAATTTACCAGCAACTAATAAACTGGGGCGTATCATACTTGACGTAAACGTCACATCAACCTCACACACGATTACCATCCCGAGCGCCGTACTGGTTTCGGGCAATGTATCAGGTGGTGACGGAAGTTCTGACACGATCACAGTGCCTACGTCGGGCAGGTACCTTTACGAATTCATGACACCAGATGCGGGCACAACTGTTCTCATGCATCAACTAGGAAACAACTACATCTAATAGGAGGTAGTGATGTACTTTCATCCATTACAAGAAGAAATAGGAAATATGTCTGACGAGGACATTTCTAAAAGGATCAAGGAACTGTCCAGGAAAGTGGCCATAGCAAGGCGTGGCAGGAATCCTGAGATGCTTTACAATCTGCAGATGGCATTGAAAACTTATCAGGACGCAATAAGACAGAGACGTGTAGAGGAATGGCACAAGAACAACAAGAAGTTAAGGAATGAGCCAGACCACGGTGACCTCATAAACATGGAATAGTAAATATTCCTGATGCCAAACAATTTCACTTGGAAGACAAAATTCAAATCAATAATAATAGTAGACAACGAACTGTTCCCCAACGAGTACAGCGTGGAGATATCACTGACACCACACACGGCAAGCCTTAAGGAACAGACCGAGTACTTCGACAGGTTGAAGAATCTGTTCGAACAGGTGTTAGCCAACACTATCACTGCGTGGCGAGATGAACCGTTGTACCAAACTTTGAAGGCCAGCAGTAAAAACAGATTCATTGAATTACCAAGACCACCCTATGACCAGATAATGGCGGCGGTGTGTTTCTGTAAGTCAAACTCTATCCTGGAAAGCAACATGGTCATCAACTGGGTAAAACTGAATTCGTGGCAGGGTGATGGTATTACCTACACGGTTGACAAAGACAGCAAAGAGCTTATACTTTTAGATAGGCCTGACTGGTTCTCGGCGAAATACAGCAAGTTTGATCCGTGGTGGTTGAGGCCTGACACGGCAACATATGACAGAGAATCAGACAAGGGAATATACACAGGACATTTCAGTTGGAACAGCCAACAGATTACCATTGACAAACAGCACCATGAACATGCTAAAATATTTGAATTCAATCCAAAGGTGCTAGATGGCGGAAAAGACAAAGACAAATAATCATGGTGATGTGACGTACTCGGAAGAGGACGCCATCGAACTGCTGTACACTGATCCAGAATTCAATATATCTAAACTGTTTTTCCAAGACACAGCAAAATACAACCAAGCATTGAAGCAAACAGGTTTGGACCTGCCCGAGATATCGACCACACCCGACAGAGGCCCTGTCGCAGAGTTTGACAACAACAACATCAACAACTGGCACATGCCAGAGAAATACTACAAAATCAACGTACTGGAATGGTTACTGGAAAGGTGTCAGAATGACGAAGAGAGATTTCGTGTGCAATTGGAGTACTCACTGTTTGAAAAGAAGAATTTTGTCAAAGTCCTTCAGTTCCTTATCTATTTCGTTGACACGCTGAGAGAGAACAATGTGGTATGGGGAGTTGGCAGGGGCAGTTCGGTGGCCAGTTTCTGCTTGTTCCTGATAGGAGTACACAAGATCAATCCATTGCTGTACAATTTGGACATCACCGAATTTTTAAGATAATTTTATGAAACTTTCAGTAAAATCACATCTCAAAATAGATGAAGTGTTTTTAAAGAACTTATGGAATGAAAGAATCGATGTGGAATTACACAAGGACACCATCATTGACGATGGTTGGTACGAGGTCAACTTTCCCTACACTGGAAATAAAAACGAAATAACAGATATTAAGATCAATGATGAAAGTATAGGACACTTGCTACACACAGGATATTACGTTGACGGAAATGGTGAGTGTTATCAACCAGCATCTGCCATGTGGGATGAAGGTGGAGTTTTTAAGATCTGGATACATACCAAGATAGGTATCATGTTTGAAAGATTAATGAACGAAATAGCAAATGGTAAATTTGGTTCGAAACTTTTTGATGATTATATGCTCACCGTTGACAAACCCGTTACGCTTAAAAAACAATGGCCCGAAAGTATAAGAACATTTTTTGAGCATGGAGATGGTCCACATTGGTGGGATAAGAATAAAGACACAGTACCTTATAAGGTAATCAACAATGTGAAAATTAATAAAGACGATATATTAAGAGAGACGCAAAAAATATGTGTACACGCAAATAAGATTTTCAATGGCAAGGTTACTATAAATTCTGTAAGGAAAAGTTGTCAACCCGAACTACCTTTTTATAAGTTAGACAGTGAAGCGTGTCCGAATCTAAAAAAACTCATAGACACTATAGGCTTTACTAATATTCTAACCATAGATACACAGATTCTCGAACCAAATAGTTTTCTCCGTATGCACAAAGATGATATCTATGAAGAAGATGTTTTACCATACATCAGAAATTGTAAAAAATTCTACTGGACTTTAACCGACCATACTGAATGTTATTTCAAGATAGGAAAAAGTGGACTGTTACCATTAGACAAGCCAACTTTGATTAACAACGTAGAACACGTCCATTCCATGGTCAGCGAAAGAAACGATTATAGGACTATTCTTTCTATATACGGCGAATTGCCAGATGATAAGTAATCAATATAGGAGCATATTATTATGGTAGCAAGACCCACAAGAAAAAGAATGTACAGGACCATGCAGGGCAAAATGGTGGATATAGAGAAATTACGAGCGGCCAATGAATCAACAAGAGCAGTTGGTAATATGAACGTGAACGCCAGGGGCGACGTTTTAGGTCCCAGCGGACAGATCGTCACAAAGAAAGAAAACGTGATGAAAAAATATTACGAGCAACCAAAGGGCATGGTAGACGACACGCCTGCAAGGGCGAAACCAACACCGGCACGTAGGACACCACCTACTGCCCAGGCAGATCAACAAGTAAAAGTAATCCGTCAGCCAGAAGTACAAGTGATGACCCCAATGGCACCTTCGGCGGAACCACAGCAAGAAGCCAAAAAAATAGTAACACCAGAGGTTAACCCTGAATCAAAACAAGTGGAAACTTTCAAACCAAAGACCACGACAACTGCCAAATCAGGTATTGACGCGGCACTTGACGGCTTAGAATAAATTCAGTATAATACTTCTACATGGGACAGATAGAAGACTTACAATCAAAAGGATTTGGATCACACGGTGGAAAGCAGTACGCTGTTGACTATGACATCACACCACTCAAGAAAAGGGTGTTGGTCTCAGACATGCAATTTGGTGCAACAAAGACCAAGGGCGGAATCATACTAATGGACGACGATGGAACAGAGGCAGGAATACATCCTAGATGGGCCAAAGTTTATGCAATCGGCGATCAACAGGACGACGTCAAAGTGGGTGAATGGGTGCTAGTCGCACACGGCAGATGGTCAAGGGCACTAAAGGTCAAGAAGGACGGCAATGAGTTAGAAGTGAGGATGATAGATGAAAACGATATCCTTCTAGTTTCTAATGATGAACCAGATTTCAACAACAGGCAGGCCGGCTACATCAACACGGGCGGTATGCGACAGATGACCTCACTGCCGGGTAATGACTAAACTACACACCTGTTACGTCTGCAACAAACAATTCTACAACGCAATATACTGGTATGACAGCCTGCACGACACAAAATATGACAAACGTATCATTAGACCATTCTGTGGTCCACCTTGTGCAAACCGGTACAGGGAGATATCAGATGTCAACGAATATCCATTACGTAGGCCTATACCGCATGGACCGGAATGGCAGATAATAGACAACATAGACTTTATAGATTATGAAACCGATTGATGTTGAGATAAAGAAACTTGTGACCATGGCTGACATAGGCCTAGGAGTTGAACGGCCGTTGAACAAAGAGAAGAGAAACTGGATCAAAGGCCTCACAAAGAACAAGAAACAAAAGCCTATACTAGTTGCACCCATAAAGGATTCAGGATACTTCATATTGTTAGATGGTTGGCACAGGGTCCAGGCACTGAAAAAGCAACGAAAAAAGACTGCGATAGCAATCAAATTACCAGTCGCACAAGGTTTACAACTGGCCAAGGCAAACAAGATCCTCAGAGATGTTGATAGGGATAGCAAATTCCGGTTGAAAGTGTCTGGCCTTATAAACGATTGGGCACAATCACAAATTGACAAATAACACGTCTGTGTTATAATAACTGTATGCGTATAGGTTTCTGTTGCAAATGGCTCAATGATCCTTCCGAATTTGGTGGTATGAAAGTGAACGCCAAGGATAGAGATCTCAATGGCCGTTCAACCACGATGCGTTGGTTGAGGGAACACAAGGACGAGGCAGAACAGAGGCAGTGGGACATCATGAACCACAACGCCACGGCGGCACGTAGACTGATAGAACGTGTGGGCACACTCCCAAAGGAACGTAGGCAGGTGAGGCTAGGTAGCGAGATGCTACAAGGCTACACAGAAAAGGACTGGAAGAGTTGGTGGCAACAGCCACACATCCAACAACATTGTGAGAGCATATTCGCACCGGTTGGCGAGATGTCTAGGAGGCTTGACGTCAAGGTCAGTTTCCATCCAGGACAGTTCTGTGTGTTGTCCAGCGCCACTCCAGACATAGTAGAGAGGAGCATAGAAGAATTCGAATACCACGCGGACATGGCACGTTGGATGGGATTCGGCAAAAGTTTCCAAGACGGTTGCAAGATAAACGTACACATCTCTGGCCGACAAGGACCAGATGGCATCAGAAGAGCACTACCAAGATTGTCGCAAGAAGCAAGGAACCTGATAACGATAGAGAATGACGAGATGGGTTGGGGATTGGACGCCAGCCTCGAACTGGAGAAGGATCTCGCTCTCGTGATGGACATCCACCACCACTGGATAAGAGATGAAGAATACATCGAGGCAACAGACGACAGGGTAAAACGTGTGATAGATTCGTGGCGTGGACAACGTCCAACGATGCATTATTCCTATTCAAGAGACGAACATCTGGCAGTTGCAGGACTAGGAGATAAAACACACACGGAGATGCATGACATCAAGATGTTGTTGGAACGTGGTTGCAAGAAACAGAAACTGAGGGCACACTCGGACCTATTACCAAATCGTAAGGTAAATGACTGGGCACTGAGTTTCTCAGAGAACTTCGACATACAAGTGGAGGCCAAAGGTAAGAACATGGCCTCGGAACAATTATATAGACAAGCGAAGGAAAATTCTGTAATATAGTATTGATGAAGCAATACAATCTTACTGTGAACGTGGGCG